GACGAAGACGAAGACGACTTCGACAGCGACGACGAAGAAGATGAACCGGCGCCGAAGAAGAAAAAGAAAGTCGTTGACGAGGATGACTTCGACGATGACGAAGATGAACCGGCTCCAAAGAAGAAGACTCCTGCGAAAAAGAAGAAGGTAGTCGACGAAGATGACTTTGATGACGACGAGGATGATGAACCCGCGCCGGCAAAGAAGAAGTCCAAGAAGGTCGTCGATGAAGATGACGACTTCGAGGATGACGACGAGCCAGCACCGAAGAAGAAGGCTCCCGCGAAAAAGAAGAAAGTCGTTGATGAAGACGATGACTTCGATGCGGACGAAGATGACGACGATGAACCTGCTCCGAAGAAGAAGGCTCCGGCCAAGAAGAAAAAGGTTGTCGATGAAGATGATGACTTCGATGATGACGACGACTGATCGTTCCGAACTCGTGTAAATATGAGGGGGTGGTGCATTCAGCCCACTCCCTCTCTTCATTTCTTGGGAGCATTTTCGTATGGTTAAAAAAGCAGCACCGCCAGCAACAAAGGCGAAAACGAAGGCACCTGTTGAAGATAAGGTCGATAGACGCCCGAAGCTCGATGTGCGCGCCATGTATAACACTACGCTCAATGTCATTGCGAAACGGCAAGGCTTCGAGTGCTCGTCGTTGGATGTGTGTCCTCCAATGAGTACCGCGCTGTTAGCCCTCGACTTAGTCTTGGGTGGGGGCATACGGCCCTGCATGATGACCGGGGCTGGTGAAGAGCAATGCGCGAAGACGACGGTTGCCTTGAACGTAATGGGTGCCGCTATCGTGGCTGACATTCCGATCATTGCCTTTGTTGACTTCGAGGGTTCGACAAAGAACTCCAAGCCGTATGTGCATAACATCCTCAAGGGGATGGGCATCAAGATGACGATGGATCAAGTGTTCGGTAAGCAGGATCCGAAGACAGGCCAGTACATAATCCCACCTCGCGTCCGTTATCGCTCCGAGGTTATCCTTGAACGCTTCTACGACTGGCTGGCCGAAGTCTTGCGCGACCTTCCGGACAAACGTTACGTTGAGGGCAAGTGGTGGTTGATCTTCGATGCCGAGGACAAAAAGAAGAAGGCCGAGATCGAAGAGTTCATCGATCCAGTCATGACTCGCAAGTACGGCAATGGTTGGTGGGTGCCGGCTCCTGACGACAAGCTGCAGGGCATCATCTTCGTTGATTCTTACACGGCGATGAATCCGGAAGCCAAGGACAAGGAGGAAATCAGTAACCAGTTGTCGGTGAAGGCTTCTGCGTTCTCCAAACAGCTCGAGCGGGTCAAAGGTCGTATGGTGCAGAAGATGGTCACCGTCTATGGCCTCAATCACCTGCGTTCCAATCCGATGGCTATGTTCGGGCCGAAGGATTCTGAAAAGGGCGGCAAGGCCTTGCAGCAGTTCTCCGACGTTCGTATGCGTCAGGTGTCCCGTTCGTTGAGTGCTGCACCGTTCAGTCCGAAGAAGGGTAAGAAGACCTTTGACGAGCAGGAGCCTTCAGTTGAATTCGATGGCTTGGACACGTACCGCTATGTCCACTTGAAGGCCAACAAGAACAAGCTGTGGACGCCGCAACGTGAGTGCTTAATCCGGCTGTGGACGGAAGATGCTGACGGTCAAGCGCGAGGTATCGATCCAGTGTTCGATACGATCTACTACCTCAAGCAGACGGGGCAGCTCTCCGGTACGCGTGCGGGCTTCAAGCTCAACCTCGACGGTCTCGGTGCCTCAAAGAAGCCGATCCCTTGGGGCTACTTCAAGAAGTGGGTGCTTGGTGACAAGGATGCAATGACGAAGATCTCAACAGTGCTGGGGTACAAGCCCATGAGCATTCGCAAGTTCTGCTTCTCGCAGATGGCGAAGGGCATCGGTGAACTTCTGTATGTGTCTACTCAGAAGGCGAAAGCTGGCAAGGGCGAGACTGATGATGTGCCGTCGGACGATGATGACGGTGACGACGAGTAATTAGGAGACGACATGGCAACCGGTTCAATGAAGAGAAGGAGCGTCGCAGTTCAAGACGTGAAGCCTTCTGAAATGCAGGCGAGCATCGACGATATGTTGAGCCGCGTTGCCACTCCTATAGCTCCAGTCAAGGCTGTAGCCCCGACCCTGAAGAAGCGGCACCGTTCGCGGTTCTTCTTCTCCATGTTTGAGGACGAGATAGCCAGCTTGAAACGGGAGGCAGTCCCGACCAAGCCGGAGCCTGAGAACAAGGAAGCAATTCAGTACGCGGAGGCATTGGGTAAAACCTTGCCTCCTGTCTTGAAGGAAAACATAGTAACGGTTCGCGATTTCTTTATCAAGGAAATCGCGCCACTCACGTTGGCGCTTGGCGCTGGGGCGTCTCAGGCCTCTGAGGCCATCAAGGCAGTGACTGGATCAGAGGTGGAGCTTTCCACCCTCGTCAAGTTTGAGAAGATGGCCCACCACGCTGTAGTCATCAAGATGTCGCATTTCATCGAGCGGTTCCTCAAGCTCCCTGCGAATTCAACTGGTGAACTCATTTCCGCGGCCAACCCCTCACAGCCGAAGAGGTTCCCTGATCCTTACGTGCCGCAAGAGCCGGAGAGTGAATCAGGCAATCGCAGAGAGACGCGAGCCTTGAAGCGTAAGCTGCAGCAGGTGCTGGATCAGAATGGAGGCATGAACAATGGCCCAGTTGAAGGGTAAGAAGAAGGCAAAGCCTTCAAGGGCGGAGATGGAAGCGCATTTCTTCCCCGAGCTAGCTGCCTTTGGCTCCGAGGTTGAGGTAGAGTACGAAGACGCTCCGAAGTATGTCGATGACTTCGACATTGTCGCTTTGATGGATGACGCGGAAGACCCTGACACTGGGATGATCCGCGACCTCAAGATCGACGACCGCGACCTTGCATCGGCGAAGAACTACTACGACTACGCGTACAACATCATCGGCAAAGATGCCAACCCTCCGTGGGTCATTCAGATGTGGACGGGCCTGATGCTCATGGGTGAAGTCTGTCCGTGCTGCTCAGACAAGCGGTGGTTCGACCTAGGCTACATTGTCGAGAACGTCGATAAGGCAATGCCCTCGATAGGCATCACTGAGCACATGCAAGTTCTCGAGAACGGCAAGTGCCCGAAGTGCAAACGCACCAAGCATGACCTGATTACGAATCACTACCTGCACAACTATCAGGAGCTGGTGAATTGCCTAGGTCAGCGTTCCGGAAAGTCCTCAAGTGCTGCCTCGTACTGCTCCTACCTCACCCATCGCTACTTGAAGTTCCCAAAGCTTGCAAGCTTGGCTCCGAATTCGATGCAGAAGTCCACGGAGCTCACTGGCACGTTCGTGTCCCTGACGTTCAGTAAGGCAGAGGCGTTGCTGTGGACGCCTTACATGAACATCATCGACGAGAGCGACTGGTTCAAGAACTACCATGAACTCCTGACGCACTACGGTGAGAAGTATGGCGTAGAACTTTTCCGGAAGAAGGATCTGTTCATCAAGTACTTTCACAAGAACTTGAAGTTCTACCCGACACATCCGAATGGCCCGATCCTTCGCGGCGACTCACGAATCTTTGCGGTGATCGACGAGTTGGGTTTGTTTCCCTTACCGAAGGGTAACGAAGAGGAAGACGAGCAGTCGTCACGAGCCAATGCGGATGAAGCGCACAAGTCCTTGACCAACAGCCTTGCTACGGTGCAGTCGATTAACATCGATCTGCTGAAGGAAGGGATCAATGCGCCTCCCGCCTTGATGCTAGGTGTGTCCTCTCCGATCAGCATCCGCGATAAGGTCATGCGTCGATTGGGCGATGCCAAGACGCCTGAAGGCGAGAAGTACATCCTCGGTATTCAGTTGCCGACATGGAAGGTCAACCCAACGCTTCACAGAGATACACCTTTGATCGCTCTAGCCTACGCGACCAATCCGGAAAAGGCAGAGCGCGACTTCGGGGCCAATCCACCTAGGGTGCACTCTGCGTTCATCGGACGATCAACGGTCAAGTTCGAGTTGTTCGATCAGATACCTACGCACGAGATGACGTACTGCTACGACCAACCGGGCATGCTCTACGCTAAGGTGCAGAAGCTTCGTGCCTGTCCGTTCCCCTCAGTAGTAACGATAGACGCAGGCTCGGTGAACAACTCGTTCTGCCTCACAGCTGCGCACTACAACTTCGATACTCACCAGACCGAAGTGTCAACGGTACTGGAGTGCATGCCTCACGAAGGCCGGAAGATCGACTTCAACAAGATGTACCAGCAGGTGATCCTCCCTGTTTGCAAGGATCTCCACGCAGTATGTCTTCTTGCAGACCAATGGCAGTCATTGGATATTCTGCACCGTGCTATGGAAGATATGGGCAAGCTAGTAGATGGCAAGCCTAGATGTCTGACCAAGCAGTTCTCTCCGAGACGCAAACACTTCGACGTTCTTGTCGCTATGATGGAAAGCATGAACATGCACTTCCCTCGTATCAGCAAGGAACAGTTCGAGGCAGTGCTTGATGGCTCAGTCATTGACTTCAGGTTGTTGAATGGCAAGCCTATCCAACATTTGGTCTTGCAGATGCTGACGGTGCGAGAGCTTGGGCCCACTCAATGTCCGGGCAAGGGCGAGGGCTTTACCGATGATATCTTTAGGGCTCTGGTTCTTCAGGTCCTTGTGCACGAGCCAAAAATAATGGAGAGACTCAAAAATGCTGTGCTCGTAGATGACACCCTAAGACCAAAAATGCCGATGCCCGCTTTTGCCGGAAGGAGTATGCGATGAAGATTCAATACACTAAGGTTGCACGCTGCAACAACACGCCCGTAGTCGACTACTACTTTCGAGCCATGATCGAGCTGACTGACAAAGGCCACAATCATCAATCTGTGTCTTTCAGCTACGACCAGCAGGCCATAGTCGCGGAACACAAGGGGCGCATTGTTGGTGTGCTCTTGTACGATATTCAGGAGTGGGGTAACAGCCTCTTGGTCGTACTCGGGTACGTGTCCAAAGGCTACAGGAAGCAGGGCATCTACTCTGAGCTGTGGAAGCGTGCTGTTGCTATCGCCAAAGCTGCGGGACTCGGTAAGATACAGGGCGGCACGCACCACACCAACAAGGCTATGCAAAAGGTCATGGCCAAGCAAGGTCGAGTGAAGACGATGGTTCTTTACGAATACGCTGTGCCCAAGAAAGGGAAAGGGGAAAGTCATGGGAAGAAGTAAGGCGCCATTACGTCGGCTGCTCAACGTGCAAGGTGCGGACATCCATATTCGCGAGGCTTGCCGTAAGAAGGGTCACCTCTTCCGCTTCGTTCGCTACGCTGAAGGCTTCGACGTAAGGCATGCACCGCGATGTGTGAAGTACTGGCCCACTGAGGCTATCGGAGAATGCGCTCGCTGTGGTAAGTTTGACGTCTATGAGGTGAAGCCTCCATCTGGTTTCCATAGTCGGGGTGGCAACTGTTGCACCTAGTGTAGTGCTAATTTCATTCTACACAAACACAGGAGGTACGAGTCATGGTTCAAATCAATGCCGCGACACGGTTGCGTGCTGCATCCATTAACAAGGGCGACCGTGTCTCTTTCAAAGGCACTGACTTCAAAGGTACTGTAGCTTCCGGTGGGATCTCTATCACCCTAGGCGGAAAGCCGGTTACTGTGTATCCGGTCAAGTGGGATGCAAATCCGAAGCACTCAGGAATACCTGCCCGCTTTAAGGATGAAGAGGGTACCACCAAGAGTGGGTACGAAGCTAAGGACCTGCATCCTATCTCCGACGCGTCAGCCTCCAAGCAGTTGCAATCCGGCATCGACTTCAAGACCCACGAGAAGTGCACGCGGTCTCTATACAAAGAGATCAAGCGCGTCTTCACTAAGGACGGCACCGGCGATCCGGCGAAAGAAGATGTTCGCTTGGTGCGCAAGGGAAAGATCATCGCGATAGCAATGAGCTCCAGTCATACTGCTGCAATGCCCGGTGTCCTGAAGAAGCTCGGTTGGCGCAAGCATGGGAAAAACGGCAAGGCTACTGTCTTTGCGCGTGAGGACGGCAGCTGGCCTTTGATGATCTCCACCTCAACGAGCTTCTCCATGCCGGACACCAACATCCTGCAACTCGCAACTGTCGACAACGTCTCGGATCTGTAATCCTCATGGTCGCCCGGAAAAAGAAGAAGGCAGCAAAACCCAACGCAGAGTACACACTCCCTAAGCTCGGAGCCCTGCCCAAACTGCGTGTGCTTTCTCTCGATCCGGGCTCGAAGCATTTCGGTATCGCGTGCGTCGGCATGAAGGACAACAAGCCTGTAGTCCTTGCCAACTCGGTGCTCACGGCTCCCTTGAACAGCATGGTTGAGTTCAACAGTCTGAGGCATGTGTTCTTGGCAGAGATCTCGCGGTGGATCAATCACTTCGAGCCTCACGCTATCGTGATTGAAAGGTTCCAGACAAGAGGCAACGGTGGTCCGTTGATCGAGCTAGTGTCCTCCATGATCGGCCTTCTAGGCGGTATGTACTCTCACTTGCCCATCCGTGCTATCACTGCATCGACTTGGAAGAATGCGTTCAATCGCCGCTTCCAAGAAGAGCTGGGCGACATGTACCCCGAGGCAGAGAAGCTTGACCTGAAGCTCGTGTATCCTTGCGTCAAGACCGCCCCACACCCGTTCGATGCTTCGCTGATCGGGGTGTATGGCCTCGAGTTTGGACTGAAGCGTCAGCTGCACTACACTCCCAAACAAATCATCAAGCAAGTGGAGAACACATCATGCTTGCCTCTGCGCATCATCAAGGAGAAGAGAAAGTGAAGATCGAGATCAATGCAGCCTCACGCCTTAAAGCTACGCAGCTAGTAGCGAAATTCACACCGCCTCAAGTAGCAGAGGCTGAGAAGATTCTCGCGCTGTGGTCGCACCTGAAGTTCGACACGTACAACTTCATCTTCAACTTCAGGGACAATCAGCAGGATCGCAAGACCCACGCGTTCTGGAATCAGAAGATCGGCAATGTCGAGCTTTATAACGTAGTCTCCGGACAGAGTCACACCTTGCGTTATATCTGCAAAGCCATCGTTGACTCAGGCAAAGACGATGAAGACGAATATGCTTCAACCCTCTTGGAGTTCTTCGGGCCAAGAGCGCGTAGAGGAGTGGGACTAAAGAACCTCGATACTCTGATAAAGGCCTACACGATCCTACTCAAGTCGAAGCCCTCGGGCAAGCACACAGTGCCCGGGACCTACGTCTTCGTGGAAGGTCTGCTCAAAGTCATGCCACTGCTGAACTCTTCGTGGGCGTACATTTGCAAGAAGCTCAAAGAGGACTACGACGAGATGAGTGACCGGCACCATCTCAATGTTGACTGGGAGACTGACCCTAAAGCGGGGCAGGCCGCAGTCCTGACAGAGATGAAGAAGCTGGAGAGCAAGGGCTTCAAACTCAGTGAAGTGTCAGGCGATCCCCTCGGCGTTGATCCTTACTACCTGAACAAGAACAAAGGCTGGATGGCTGCAAGCCCCGACCTCGTACTGGTTTACAATCCGGGTGGGGGATTCATCTCAGTTGGGGGATCCATCAAGCCGTACTTCAAGCTCGACGCTTCTGATCCCCAGTGGTACACCTACGAACGTAGCGGTATCGACGACGGCTCATCTGGCTTGACGTACGGTCACATCGGTTCGACGATCAAGGGTTGCATCACTCGAGTACAGAAGACGCGTGAAGCTACGGCGCATCGCAAAGCCAATGGTGCAACATTCAACTTCGGACCTACTGCTCGGAATGTCCTCCCGCAAGAGATGGAGAAGTATGTAGGCATTCTCCAGCAGGGTAGGAGCTTCGATCTCACGCCGTCAGGTTTCGGTACCGGGTATCGATTCAGTACTCGTCGCTTCTCCTACGACAAGCCAGCTTCCAAAGAGTTGACGCAGAAGGTGGGCAAGCCTGTCTACTACACCGAGTTCGATCATGACTGAGACGCGCATCAACGCTGCTACTCGATTGACCGCAGGCTCTCCGAAGGCAGTACTCGCAAAGATCAATGCTCTGATCACTGACAAAGAAAGACTTCTCCATTCGCTAGAGAAGGAAAAGCACAACCCCACGGTCGCTCCTTCCTACTGGGCGGCCAAAGGAACCCTCGAGGCTTTGGTTGCTGTCCGGGATGCATTGAAGGGCAACAACGTCAACCTCAACATGCTTTAGGAGTAATGAAATGGCTGTACGAATCCCCCAAGCATTTGCCGCACCGTCCAAGCTACAGGCATCAAGCGATACATCGAAGACAGTGACCGCAAAGATCGACATGAGCGCAGAGGTTGCAGGTCAAGGCCTGTGCCCTGACTGTCAGTCGCCGATGGAAGAAGTGTTCCTCGACGAAGATCCTGTCATCTCCTGCATCCCTTGCCGTATCGTCCTTCCGATCAAGGACGCTGAGACCGTCGACGAAGCAACGGACGGCGATGCCTCCAAGCTTCCTCCGCTGAGCCTCACGATATAATCAAAATGAAAAAAGATCTCCCTCGCCACTTGCCCGCTACTATTGCCTCTTCGCTTCCCGCCAAGCGTGAGGTGCGGGACAAGATTTCCAAGCTGAAGAACGTCGGCAAGATGCGTTCTATCCTTGGTGACAGCGCCGAAGCCATTCAACAGTTGCTCGAAGTGGGCGACAATGATTCGGCGACAGCACTGATCTACAAGAAGAGCTTGCAGACGATCATCGATTCTATTCCCTACGCTGAAGCGACCATCCGTCGTACCAAGGGCGCCCGGGGTGTGTATCAGCTCAATTCACTCATCTCATCCATGCGTGAAGTGATGATCGATCTGCAGAACATGCAGGATCGCGGAGCCATCGGCGACTCCCTAGTGGAGAAGATTATTCGCCCATCCTTCTTGGACGTTGGTATGCACATCGTTCAGGAGTATGCGTCTGTCGCTGCGGATGCGAAGAACTTCATGGCACCCGATGATTGGAAAGCGTACAAGCAAGTGTTGGCGAAGAGCCGAGGTTCGATCTCGGAATTCATTCAACGCGAATACGGTAAGGTTAAGGAAGACTCGAGAGCCTTCTTGGGTCGTTGATTTAAGGATTGATTATGAAGATCGAAGCTGCTGATCGGCTTAGGGCCGCGTACTACATGGACCTGACGAAGCCTCCTATGGAAGTCGTCAAGGAGCTGATGACCAAGCTGCACGAGACGGGTCCTGTCAAAGACATTCCGTTCCATGGCTCGTCGTTCCCCGGTTGCCTCTTGAACATCAACGCCGCCGACCTCACTGAGCGACTTCTCCAGTTGCTCCACAAGGGTCACGAAGAGCACATCGGTGAATACTCGATCGTGTCCGGCGAAGGACAATCTCTCGATTCCCCGCACAGCCGCGTCTTCGAACTCATGACCTGCGTGCTCAAGCCCGTGGACATGGACACGCTGTTGATCCTGATGCCGCGCAGGGATTTCCTGAAGATTCGACGCTCCCTGTAAATACACTGCATGGATGCTCAATACCTAAAAGCTGCAGCCGTTCGGTTCTTCGTCAAGAAGAGAATGTGCGTACATAGTGAGGTGGGGTTGAATCGCAGAGGGAGGCTTCGAGCTGATTGCTTGTGTCTGTCCATGCGTGGTGATCTTCACCTCCTTGAAATCAAAAGTTCTGCCCGTGATTTTTTCAGTGACGTTAAGTGGGCAGACTATCTGGACTACTGCCATCGCATGTCTTTCGTTATGTCGAAGGTGACGTATGCGAAAGTGCAAGACCAGATTCCGAAAGGCATTGGTGTTCTTCTAGTCACCGAAAACTTCTCAAAGTCAGGAGCCCTATTGACGGGCAAAGTACATTCAGTGCAGGCGTCGCGTCGGTTCGATCTTGACGAGGACGTAGCTTCGAACTTGATCATCCGCATGGCCTTTCGCAGCGCAGATCACAATCGGTATTCTCACGTAAATAAAGGTTAGGGAGTAGTAAAGTGTCGTTAGCTATCGCAGAGGTTGTTGAGGACGAAGAGACCGTAGTCATGAAGGTGCTCGGTGATTTCAAGACTAAGCATCCACATGTACAGATAAGTTCTTGGGTGGGTGATACGATACCCTCCTATCGCCAAGATTCAAAAGTGGTGTATCCTCCGGAGTTTTCAGTCATGGTTGAAGGTAATACTTTGCGTGAGGCCGAAGTACGCTTCCGTATTGAAGCCGACATGGAACTTTCCAAAGAGTTGTCGAACCTAGAGCGTCTGTGTCTAAAGTACCCTGATCGGTATGGACACCTTTCATGCTGGCGGTTGTCGAGTAGGGTTCCATCCAAGTTTGCTTCTAGGGCCCACACTGGTACTCACGTACTGCGTTGCCTGTTCAGTTTATGTGTAGCCCCTTTTTGATTGAGGTGTAGGTATGTTCACGAGCAACAAGATCCTCGGCGTCAGTTCTTCTGGAGTGCGCACAGCGCCTCCACCAAAATCACAGGTCACAGGCAAACGCAATGGCCTGTTTGCCGACGTGGGTGGGATGCACTCCACCAGCACGAACCTGACCATGCAGTCGCAATACAACTACACCATGACCGGGATCCTTCCGGCCGATCCGCGCAACACGGACAGCTCCTCACTCGCACTGTTCTATCGGGACTGCTACCTCCTTGATTCGACAGCGGGCTCTTCGGTTGATATCCAGTCAGTGTTTCCGTTCTCCGACTGGGAACTACGGGGCTTGGAAGAGACTGAACTCATTCCCTTCAATTCTACATTGGAGCGCCTGAACCTTCGGCAGATGATGCCTGAGCTCTCCATCGCCTACTTGGTCGACGGCTTCTTCTGCGGCAGTCTGATCTACGATGCCAAGGCTCGCGCATTCATTGACACACTGATCCATGACGCCCTGCAATGCTCAGTTGTTCCGTCGCCGTTCTACAACATCGATCCGGCAATCACGGTCAACGTGGCTGCTACGGTGCAGGCCTTCATGGCTTCGCATTCTACTTACGCGAAGAAGTACATGAGGTCGATGCCTCAAGACTTCGTTCGCACTCTGAAGGAAGGAAGCTTCACACTCGACCCAGTCACGACGATGTTCATTGCTCGTCGCGGCCTGACAGACAGAGCGTACACTTCGTACCTCCATCGCGTCCTCCCGATGTATCTGATCGAGAAGACGATGTTCCGGGGTACGTTGGTTGAAGCCACGAAACGCCAAAGAGCGACCACCCACTTGCAAGCTGGTGACGAGACATGGACACCGACTTCGGAAGAGCTTACGTCCTTGGTGCAGATGTTCCAAGCATCAGAGGCCGACCCTCTAGGTGGTTGGGTTGCTACTCGTAACGCCGTCCAAGTGCAAGACATTCGTGCTGCTGGCGACTTCTTCAAATGGACAGACATGGCCGACATTATGGTGGCCTACAAGCTGCGAGCCTTGGGCATCTCTGAGGCATTGCTGTCTGGTGACGCATCGTTCGCATCTGCCGAGTCTGCCTACTCAACGTTCCTCGAGACTTGCAACGGCTATCGGTCGCACCTGACTTCGCAGGTGTTCTACCGTCGCGTGTTCCCTCTGATCGCTGTGACCAACGGCCTGTTCAAAGACAAAGCCAAAGCCAAGGCTACGCAGAATCCACTGGACTTCCTGTTCAATGCCAACAACTCTGGCAACCTGAAGATGCCTCAGCTGATCTGGCACAAGGGGTTGGAAGCCAAGCAAGAGGACACGATGTTCGACATGTTGGACAAGGCATCAGACAAGGGTGTGCCGATCCCTATGAAGATGTGGATGGCCGCTGCTAACATCGACAAGGACACGTTGCTCCGTGATCTCAGTACGGACAAAGATTTGACTCTTGCATTGAACAAGCTGAAGGGCGAGACCGAGCAACAGAGGCCCGACGGCGAAGAGGGAGAAGAAGACTCCGATTTCGACGCTGAAGTCAATGCACAAGTGCATCACCTGACGACGGCCTCGTTGGGTGCAGGGTACTCTCGCTCCCCCGGCTTAGGTTCCCGCGAGTTCCACCATCACGATCTGTTCACTCTTGGGAAGACGGGACAGAAGCAACACGTTTATAACCAAGAGGCAAAAAAGCGCGACTTGAATGCGAAGATTGTGAAGATTGCAATGCGAGCACAGAAGGATCCCAACTACAGAGCAGAGCTGCGCAACCGCAACATTGCAACCAAGGGTACTGCTGTCTTGAAACCACTGTGAGATGCAATTTCATAGTGACAACAGAACAGCAAGGCTAAGGAGGTAGTTTCAATGTACTCATTTATGGCGCGCATCAAGCCGGACACGGATTACGACTGGTTTTCTTACCAAGCTGGTAAGCCCATCACTCTCGACTTTCGTGGTAAGCCAGTCGTGATCCAGAAGGGCGACAAGTTTGGTGTTCGGAAATCGTCCAATGGCAAGAACATCCGTCTCGTGCTGCCTGACGAGATTACGAAAGTGATGACCATCTCTCTGGACGACGCGAAGGCATTAGCCAAGGGCGTTGGGAAGGACTGACATGCAGATCAATGCGGCTACGAGGTTGAGGATGAGTGCTACTATCAGCCACGATACGCCTCAGTGGTGGCTTGACATGTCTTCGCAAGAGCGCTCGAGATACAACCATGAGCATCCGAACGACAAACTGTTCATGGGCGCTCCTTACTCTGAGAAGTCCCCGTCGTATATCGACAAGCTGCCGTCTGCCACTGAGCTGCACCAGCAGAGGCTCCAACACAAACCTCCAGTGCGTGTTAAGCCTGCGTGGGTACCACACCTGGAACGCAAACTTGGAAAGGATAAGGAGTGAAGATCAACGCTGCTCAGCGCCTCCTTTCAGAGTACAACCCCAAGCCGATAAAGCCGGTGGAGATGCAAAAGTCGGCAGAGCCTGTAGAGCCGGTCAAGCCTTCTACACCTACGACGCCAGTGAAGCCTTCAGCACCTATCGTCCCTCCGAAGCCTAAGGATCCGATCAAGCCTGAAGATGCTTGGTACGACGAGGGCAAAGAGGACGACGTTGAAGACTCTGAAGAAGACGGCGACGAAGAGAAGGACTCGATCGAGGCTGCTAATCGATTGACCGTCACTGCGTCAATCGAAGACGTCAGCTACAAGCAATACTGTGCCTTCCTGAGCGCCACGTTGAAAGAGGCAGACGAGCTCAATGCTTTCAGTCTGCCTTCTGTGCTTACACATTTCTTTTCCGAATACAAGAAGCTGATTGCCGACATCTCCGAGCATCTCAAGGTAAGCAAGACAGAGATCGTCGCAGCGTTCAAAGAGCGTAGCGTGTTCAAGCTTCTGAAGGCATTGAAGTTCTCAGTCATCACGGCAGTCAAGGCAGTCAAAGCAACAGCAGCCTTACTGCATCACGGATTGATGGCTGTGGTGCATGACCTAGAGAAGAGTGGTGCGTTCCAGCATGTACAGAAGAGTGCCAAGGCTGTCGACGACCTGTTAGCCAAGTACCCTCTCCTGAAGAAGCTTGCTGGCCCTGCGTTGGCAGGCCTTCTGATCTGGATGTGGTTCAACATGTCGTTCAGTGGTAACTTTGATTCGGACATGGCTCTTGATGCTGTGATCGATGCTTTGAAAGGTAACTTCTCGATTTACGATCTGTTCGCTACTCCGTCAGGCATTGCAGGCCTTGTTCTTTTGGCTGCAGGGCTTTCCGGCGTGTCACTGTTCAACTACCTGTCAGTCAGCAATTGGAATTTCCTGATAGCGTTGTTCTACACCGCTGCCAAGAAGTTGCATCTGGCAGTAAAGATTCCAGCGCTCAGTGCGCTGAAGGTTTAGGAGTCATCCATGTTTGCGATTCGTCTCATCTACGACACATACACCCCGGCAGTCGAGGCGCAGATTACTCGAGACTTGATTGCCATGAAGAACGCTCAGCCCAAGGAGACGCTTGCCGTCATCTGCGAGATGAACGACTGCGAGAAGATTGCTAACGTGCTCGACATTGCGCTGTATGCCCAAGGCACCGCACGTTTGAACATCATCTACAAAGTCGGCGAGCAGTGGCCTGAGCATCCGGACGCACGAGACGAGATCATCATTGAGCGTGACCTCTATGTGTCTGAAGAGATCATCTCTGTTGATCCCAACCCGTCCATCGGATACTACATGCCACCGCAGGGTCGCATCATTCGAGATCAGGTCGACCTGTCTCGTCAAGGTCCGAAGGGAGGATCTATCGATCCCGCGATATTACTCACCTGGGGGGGTGCGTCATTCGACTACGGCACCGGCATTTTTTAATCACACCGAGGGTTACACAAAATGAAAATCAACGCGTCTAATAGGTTGCAGGCCGCAAGCCCCGCCTCTGAGAAAAAACAAGCCATTCAGAACAAAAGACACAAGGCACTATACGACGTAGGTCGAATTGAGTCGTTCTGCAAAGAGATTCGCAAGAGTCTGGACTCTGATGATTTCGACGCGATCACCACTATGTTCCACAACATAATGAACGTGTCGAAAGACGCACGGTAACGTTTTCGCAGGCTGCGAGACTGTAAGACAAAGGCCTGAGCCCGCCACTGAAAGGTGGTTTACTTAGGAGTAACAAAGATGACTATTGTTTGCAAGATGAAGTGTTGGGTGGCTCCCCAAGGTGATGCCGCAACAGATGAATCAGTTCAGACTGTTCAGTTCGGTGCCGTGTATGAACCCGATGCGGGTAAGCGTCAGCTTCCGGAGAATGCAGTGTTCGGAAAGATGACACCATGGGGTGAGTTCAAAGCAGGTATCGCCAACCCCGCGGCCAAGTCGCAACTGGTGCAAGGTAAGTCGTACTACATAACGATCACCGAAGCACCTGACTGATAAGCCATACCCCACGGAGGGCGATAAAGAGCGTACTGCCTTTGCCCTCCTTCTTCTAAACCTAGAAGGCTAGCTTTCTTCTAAGGTTCCAAGTTCAGCTAGCACTTCGCCATTTACGGTACAACCAATGGCATCCTTCTCCGGCCTCATAGCTGGTGCCAAGAACGCAGCGACATCTCCTGTTCTCGGTGCTCGGCAATCCCTGACAAACAACGCGACGTATGGCATGATGAATGTCCAGTCGCAGATCAACGGTGGCATCAACCGCGCCTCTAGCTCCGCAGTTAACGGGCTGCGTAGTGCCGCCATGTCTGCACTCACTGGCGACTTCTCAGGTGCCCAGTCGAAGCTGCTCGGCATACCGAACGACATGACCAAAGCTTCCTTCGGTAGCGACCCTTCGTTCGCCAGTCTCGCTCAAGGTCAGGCCAATCCGGGCAATCCCTTCCAAGGAATCAATGCGCGGCAGGACGCTCTGCTCAACTTCAATTGGTTCTGTATGCCTCCGTTACTACCGGGAGTTACTCTCCCTTGGTACTACGTTGAGGCAGGCACACTCCCCTTCCGTGTTATCGAAACACAAGACGTGTATCGTCGTGGGCACTTCGAGAAGATACCGAAGACGTACTCGGTGTCAGGATTGCAGCTCACGTTCTTCCTCGACAATTCCATGCAGACGATGATGTACCTCAAACGGTGGCAGGATCTTGTCCTTCGTTATGGCAAGGCCGCTGACTACGCGAACCAAGGCAAGTGGGGAAGACCTCACGCACCTGGTGACATGGGCTTCTACCGGAACATCCCCGTCAGCATCCTATCTGTAAATAGGCAGGAGGTGATGACCATCACGTACTACGATGCGTGGCCGACGAACATTGACTCGTTGCAAGTGGTCAGTGATGCTAGTGGTCGCTTGATGGCTACAGTAGACTTCGCTACCAACGATGTGGATATTGACGTTATGTCTGCATCGAGCAGTTCCGGATTACAAAGCGCTATGCAGTCTAAGTCGCCGAATGGTCTTATGGGTTTCGGCTTGAATACGTTATCCAAGGTCGGTAGTGCCTTGAGTAGCATCCCGAGTAAGGTATCAAATTTCTTCCAACCCAAACCTGCAGAGGGTACGGGTGGGTATTTCTAACCAAAAGAGAGGCATCATAAAATGAGTAACGAGCAAACGACGTTCGCCGCGTTCCCGCAAGCGTTGCAAGACCATCTT